GGATCCATACACTTCATCAGTTCTTCAACTTGCTCGTTAGTATATGTTTCTTGTTTGTTCGCCTTTTTAATTAAGACGCCGTCTAATGATGCTGCCATACTGTTATTTACTCAAAAAAATAGACTCCGAAGAGCCTATTGATTTGCTTGCAATAATATTTACTTACAGCCGCATGTTGAACATGCCATTAGTTTCTTTTTACCTGGTGCGCCGCACTTTGGACAATCTTTTGTTTGGCCGCCTTCGTCAGTACCTTTTTTCTGAAACTGTGGAGGTACTACACCTTTTTTAGGCTTGCTTCCGCCTTTGCTTTTCTTGTCACCAGTCTTTTGATTTAAGAAAGCAGGCTTATCGTCATCAGTGCCTTTTTTGCCATCTGGTCCTGCGCCCATAGGCATCTTCTTTTCAGCAAGTGCTGCCATTAGTGTTGCTTTGATTGCTTCAACAGCCATTGGGTTATCGCCATCTTGTGTAGCAGCGTATGCTTTCTTCTTGCGATTTAAATCATTGCCGTCTGGAATAGCATCGCTCATGTCACCATATTGTGCATCAGGTTCGTTAGCGTAGTCTGCTTCTTCAACTGATTCGTCTGCATCAATGTCATCCATACAGCTACTGTCGTCAACATCTGCATCGCCTGGTACATCATCTTTGCCTGGAATTTTTGGATCATCCATAATACCAGCTAGACGTTCCATATCCATACGTGGTGCAAGAATTTTATCTGCTGCTGGTCCTGCATCGCCTAGTCCTGCGTTCTTCATCATATCTAACAAATCAGCTACATGGTCTTTGCCACTCGCATTCATTGATACGCTTACTGTTACTGGATTTCCTTTGTCCATCTCTGGCGCCATTGCTGGGGGAGCCATTCCCATAGGACCTTCATCAACCATTCCACATTCTTCTATATGATCCATTGATTCTATAAGTTTTTTCATATTCATTTTATCAGCCTCCCACAACTGCTTTAGTATTTTCAGTATCGCCGATGTCTGATGACTCTCCAACTGGTGCACCTTCTGCACCACTGTGTTCATTTTCTTTGCGGGCGATTTCTAATTCTTTAAGTAAGTCCATTACACGACTACCTGCAACGTTATCTTGAGCGTTTTCGCCGCCCATATCTTCCGTGTCTAATATTGCTTCGTATGGTTCATCGTCTTTCATTTCTTGATATTCTTCTCTAGGATCATTTGCATTACGTACAATTATATGCGCTTGGTCACATTTGCAACATTTTGCTACATATTCTTGTAGTACTTGACTAGTAGTTGGATATTCTAGTTCTGTTTCAAAATATGTAACTTCCATATTTTGTAACTGCGGAAAGTCTAGTGGACGTTCTTGTATTGGTGTCTTTTTGCCTGAAGTCATGTTTAACACTTTAAATTTCTTTAAGCATGTTTCCATATTGTCCTCAAACCCTTCTGGTAAAGGTCCAGCAACACCTATTTTAAATTCATAAGTCTTTTTAGACTCAGTAAGTATTTCTTTAAATGATCTCATTGCGCATTGATCCTATTCTATATGTATTATTTATCTTTATCCAGCCCTTTTAAACGCTCAAGTAGACTATTCCTGTCTGTTACTACATAACCCTCACCGTTTATAATACCGTCATCGTTGCGTGACTCTTTATCCATTTTTTCTTTTTTAAGTTGCAGCTCAATCATTTTTAACTTTTTATCTAGTTTAGCGGTTTTGGCATCTAAACTAGTTTTTAACATGCCGCCTGCAACTTCAAATACACGACCGCTGTAACGACTTTCAACATTCATACCTAAATCCATTAGATCTTCATATGCTTGCATTGCTTTATCTGCTACTTCATTTAGCTCTTTATCAGCTGCTTCGCCTAGGCCTTTTACACTTGGCAGTGCCGCAGTAATTTTATCAAACTCAGCAATATCACGAAATGTTTCTTCACGTTCTAGGTCGTGTTTAGACTGTTGTACTTCTTGCGCTTCAGCCTGCTCTATTATTTCTTTAGAATCAGGTAAATTTAACAAGTCTTCTAATTTTTTAGTCATTGTAACTTTCCATTATATGCTAGTTTTATTTATCAGAATTTATAGCCAAACATACCAATATCATTCTTAAACTTGTTTGCTACAATCTGTTTAGTATTATCATTATAATATTCTCTATAATCTTTGTTTCTAGAGGAAGTATTTAAGTGTGGTAACTCTTGTTTGATGTTAAATTTATCTTTTAATTTTTGTATATCTTGGTTTATACTTTCTAACTTCATAATATAAGATACACCAATAGTCCTATGATATTGATCTTTTAAATGTGTTTTTTCTATAAAATAATCAAAACCTTTTTCAAAATCGGTTAGAACTTGTTGATTATATTCTAAACTAAACTTGCCCTTTTGTTTAGGATTTTCAATTCTACGTAACGCTCTATCTCGACTAAAGAAGTACCAACTTACACACCAGTCCCAAGGATTTCTTACAACAGCAAAACTAAAATCAAATTTTCCGTACTTTAATTCAATCGCTTTTAATGTGTGGTGTTTAGTAGCTTTTGTTACTTGACTAGTTGTATTATCTAATAGCCATTTTTGTATACTACTGCCGCCGGTTTTAGGAATATGTATAAAAACACTATTATAATCTTTAATAATTACAGACATTATCTTCTTTTGCCGTTATGGAATATATCATCTTCAGTAACAATACGAAAAAAGATTTTCTTTTGTTTACACCATGCTCTTGCAGCTTCCCACTTGGCTTGATTTACTACATAGTGTGCTTGATTATGTTTACTACGCCCTAGTTTTTCTTTTACTGCTTGATTCTTAGGTTTAACTTCAATTAATTCTACCCGTTGTTTACCGCCCTTGTCTGCATAAACAATAAAAAAATCAGGAACATATATTGTCTGCTTGCCTGTTAACGGATTACGATATGGTATGCGTACTGCTTCGCTTGCCCATTGATTTACACTAGGATGCTCGTCGCAAAATTTCATAAAGGTAAATTCCCATCCTGAACGATATGTAGGAGTCTTAGTTCCTATATATTTTTGTGGGTTTTTTAAATTAAACTTACCTTGTGCAAATCGTGGCATTAGTATATTATATTTCTTTCATCAAACAAAACAGTGTCTGTGACAGTTTTAAAACCTAATTTTGATGTCTTTGACCTATATAAGTTTAATATTTGTGATATTACATCAGTTAGCTGTACATCATCAAAACCTTTAAGTGTATCTAATAACTTAAATGCGGGAACTTTGTCAATTTGAGCTTGTTGTAAAAAAATTGCTGCTGTGTTAATAGCTGCTACTTTTTCAAATCCACGTTTTAAGAAAAACCCTATAACAGCCGAGACTTCACTTGATTGAAATGTTATTTCTTCTTTGAAATAGTTATTGAATATTTTTTGAGTTTCATCCAATGAAACAGGTTTAGGATTATTGCTGCGTATTGTCATTATGTTTCCTCTAATGCTGCTTTCATAAATGTAAACAATTTGTAGTCACCATTTAAAATAAGTGTATCAAGATTTGATAGTATAGTTGCTTTTTGTTCTGGAGGTAGTAAAAGAAAATCTTCGTAGCTTACTCCCTCAATTGTACCTGTATTAAAAACCTTTGCTAAAAAACTGTTATACGCTGTCGGGTTGTCTTTTAATCGTTGTAATGTTGTTTCGGGATCTCCCTTAACTACTCCTGGTTTTAAAAATACATCAGGTATACCTGGATTAAATGTATCTCTTGTAGGTAGAAAGTAACCAGGAATCGTAGAACTTGTCCTAGGAGTTGTTGCAGTGTCTTGCAGTTGTCTTGATGTTGTCGTTGGCACAGGACGTACATTGTTAGATCCCATTGGCAAATCAAAGTTAAACACAGACTCAGTAATTTTATTTAAAATTGGTACAATATAATTTTCGTTTGGTCTTACTTCAGTAGTTAATGGACTAAGAGTATTATCATACCCTGTTTCAGGATCGGTGAATCCTACAGGTTCGTTAAACTCTCCTACTATACCATTATTATATAGAACGCTTTCATATGCAACAGTAATAGTATTTTCGTTCATTCCAGATCCATCTGACGATTCTACTCCACCATGATCCCATGCACTTAATAACGGGTTAATTAATGTATAACTAAACCAATTTTGTAAACTTAATTGATATATTTTAATATTTGAAAAAAATGGATTTTTATAAAAGTTGTTTAGGCCGTAGTTTGGCGTTAGTTGTGAGTATTTGTCTCTAGGATTAAAACTACCGTCAGTAGTTGAAGTACTAGATGATATAGAATGATTTCCGTCTTGAAAATAAAATCTGTAATATTCTTCTAACATTGACCTAGTAGCACCTAGGTTATCATCGTGTAGCACTATTCTTACATCCTGATAGTCTACCCTAGTTTGCATATTCTTTTTTCTGTTGTACTGTTGTTTATTTTCTATGCTTGATCTAAAACCAGGCAAATCTGCACTTTTAACTAACACACCGATTTGTTTGTTAAACAATCTTGTGTTTGTAGAAAAATCAACATCGTCTGTAGGTTCAAAAACAACATGATATAAGAATTTTGTTTTAGGAGAAAACAAATGTCCATACTGTGTGAATAAATTATGCGCATGCCTAGCATCGCGCAGGTGCGTATTGACATCTCTTGATTTTATTAAACTTGACCACCAACTCATAGTAATATTTATCCATTCTAAAAAACACGTAGATAATAAAAAAGCAGAGATCGTACAGACCTCTGCTTTGTTATAAGATAACCAATTACTTAGACTAATTAGCCAGTAACTTGTGTGCCGCCAATAGCATCTTGTGCAGCTCTTGTAACAGCTTCGCCAACACCGCTAAACTGTTCTTCACTACCAAACTGTATTGCATTATCATAACGAATTGTAAGTGAAGTTGTTACTGCATCACTTGTTGCATATGCTAGTGTGTTATAGTTTGCTGATTCAATATAGCAGCCTACTAGCTGGAATCTGTCAATAATTGCTGATCCATTTGCTCCGTTGCCGCCGTCAAGTATTTCTATCTTAGTGATAAATTTGTATGTACCACCTGATACAGCACTTGATTGTTCAAAGAAGTCAAACTGTCTTTGAAGCTGTTGGCCGATAATTTTTTGCACATTGTTATTTGCGTCTTCACGTAATGTTAATGTGATTGGTTCCCATGTATGCTTACCTGCAAGATAAGATCTGCTGTTGTAAGCATCGATTGTCATTTGATCAAAAGATATATTTGGACGAGTAACGTCTACTACTTGTCTAGTGATTTCTCTAATTCCATCTGGTCCACCAGTTGTTCCAAAGTTTTCAAATAAAACTCTAAAACGGTATTGTAATTTTGGCATTAACAACGAACTGTTGCTTCCGCCGCCATCTTCTGTTGGGATCGAAATATTTGTTAAGGTTGTAATTGGCATTCTTTTCTCCTGTTACAGTTGTATTTATGCAATTTAAGAGTGGGATTTCTCCCACTCTATAAAGTACGCATATTATCCCAGAGCTGCAATTTCTCCTGTATTCTTAAGTCTTAATGGAATGTAAATAAATTCAATTGCTTTTACAGGTTCAATTGCAATATCTAGATACAATTCATTTCTATCTATTCTAGCAGGTGTATTGTTTGATTCGTCACATACAACTAAGAAGTCATATAGTGCTCTCAACCCTACAAGTTCAATTAGTAACTGATCAGCTGCTGATTTGATTTGATCACGTGTGATCTTATCATTTGGTTCAAACAAGTACGGTCTTGCTAATAACTCTAATTGTCCACGTAAGTATACAGTTAAACGTGCTACGTTAACACGATCCAATGCACTTGCGTTTCTTGCGCGAGTCTTTTGTCCAAATACAACTAATCCAGCGCCGCTAATAAACGTAATTGGGTTAATTGAGTTACTATAAAGTGTATCACGCTGTCCTGTATTTAGAGAAATACCTATAAACTCACCTTCGTTATTAACATAACCTGAGCTTGTAGCATTTGTAACTCCGCCACGTCTAGTACCTGCTGGTGCAAACCAGGGGAATGCCACTTGGTCATTCAATACTAGTGTTCTTAGTGACATATGACTTGGTGGTACAGCAACATTGTTGCCAAAGTTATCACTTGAGAATCCCCATGGATAATACATACCCAAGTATTCGTCTCTGCTTACTGCACCTAAATCATTGTCTTCAAGAGCACCTTTAATATTGTTTGCCCACTCATTTAATGAAGTTGCATCTGGTGTTAGTCGTCCTGGAGTATCTCCTACAACAAACGCTGTTAATCGTCTGTCATAATTTAGTGTAATCATTTCACCTATTAACTCTGGATAACCTGGAGTAGCAATTAAGTTAAACTGACGTGACTCTTCATCGCGTATATCCTGGTTGCCGTTAACCATTGCTTGCAATGATTGTACAACTGATTTACGCTGTGCAAAGCGTCCGAATGTTCCCGAACCGTCTGGGTTATTACCTGAGTCAGTAACCCATCTGTGTGGATAATAATCTGCCATTGGCTCATCAATTACATCATCTGGATTGGCACTGTTAGGATCATCTACTACAAAACGAACGTTTGCTGTATCTACATCAATATAGTTGCGTTCAAAACGCTTAACATTGAAACCGCTTCTTCGTGTGTTCCAAAGTAACATACCTTTTGGATATAGTGCTGAATCCGGTGCATCTGGATCTAGGTAGTCATTTACTAATAGTTCGTCAATGTCTGCTGCCTCGTATGGTCCAGTTGTTGCGCCACCTGTTGTACTCCAACGTGCATCTGCAAACAAGATACCGTTTTCAGTAGTTTGGTCTGTTTTATCAACTAAAACAAACTCTTCACTAGTACCATTATAACGATAAACTAACGGAAAGTTTTCTAAATCAGCAGTGCTAATCCATAGATCGCCATCTACTAAATCAGATGTATCTGTTTGCTCTGTTGGTCTAGATGCAGAAACTATTGGTCCTGTTGCATTTGTATCTTGATAATCAGTGTTATAGTTTTGGTAACCAACCCATGCAGTACCATCATGAATCATAATATCTACATCGTCGATAGTTGGATTGTACCAACGCTGTCCTGATGTTGTTAGAGCTAAAGGTTCACTGGTAGATGCTGTGTAAGTTAGTGGCTGCCAGTTTGATGCAATCCAACCATCTACCGATACTGACCAACCGTCACTGCCTGTATCCGGTGCTCTATAAAGATTAGGTGTAGCAGTGGCTGAGTTACTACTATCGCCTAGCATTCCAATAAAGCCCATTGCTGTCAAAAGTCCGCCGGTATCTTTAATACGTATGTCACCACCGGTCTTATGTTCGATTACAACTTTGTTAGCTGCATTTACATAAGAAACTACATTTGTAAAATTAGCTGCGTTGATCGCGCCTGCAATAGTGTCTGCATCTGCAGATGTACTACCTGCTATACTAACACTTACTGTTTTACTAGATAATGCTGAACTATTTACGGTAGTTTCTGCAATATCGAATGCATATGTTCCTGTAGTAAGTTGTGTTTCAATCTTTCCTGAAGCAATAGATGTTGCTTCATTTGAAACTCTGTAATGAATTTTAAAATCTACAACAGAAGGAGTTAGTTCATCTACATTAGCTTTGATATACAAATCGCCTGCAAATAAATTTGCGCCACCGCCAGCTGCATCTAAATTAAACAATGCAGATTCATTACTTGTATACATTGGAGCATTTACATTGTTCCATAGCTGTGTATCATCGTTGTACTGTTTAACTCTCCAGTTTGCTCCTGCATTAGGAGTAGTAGTTTTAACCCATATACTTCCTGTAGGTGCAGGAACACTATCATTTGTTTTGTACGCAGGTACACTAGTATGTGGATCAATTGATAAACGAGGAATACTATACGTTCCGTTTAATATGCCTGTGCCGCCATCTACTGAATCAGCCAACCCTGTTAAAGAGCCTGTGCCGCCGTTAATTGCAATTAGTCCGTCTGCATCGACACCGTTTGAAGCCGAAGTGCTATCTCCATAAATTTCAAGGACGCCGTCAACTGCTGCTGCACTTACACCTGTTATACCTTCGTTATTGATACTAGTTGCAAGCTGTGCAATTGATGTACCACTTAGTACTACAGTAGTGCCATTTATTACCATTTCGTCGCCATTATTTAAAACAGGACTACGCTTAGTGCCTTTTATAGCAGGCCAACTAGCTGCCCATTTATCACTACCAACACTTACCCATTCACCTGCATTAACTCCGTTAGCATTACCAGTTGCCTTATAAAACAAACGATTCATATCTGAAGTTGCATCAATAGCATATTCGCCTACAGCTCCAACTGACGCCTTAGGTACACTACCATCTAACTCGGTAGATTCAGTAATTACTCTTATTATTGCAGGAGTAAAAGATTGTCCGTTTGTTGTAGTTACAGCTTCGCCGTTCCATTCTAAAATGCCAAACGATGTATTTGTTGTATCAAACCAATAAGCTCCGTCAGCAGGTTCGCCGCCTGGTGCATTTGTACTAGGAGCAAGTTCTGACAAATCAACATCTGCTCTTACTACATAAGCACGGTTCGTTACGCCTAATAATGAATATGCAGTGTTTAATCCATATTCATTTAATTCTCCTGCATGTATCATATTGCCATTGTTGTCTGACTCAAATACTGCATCTCCGAATAAGTCACCTAATTCTCTTTGACTAGTGACTAAGTAAGCCTTCCCAGCATTTGCTGCTAGAGTAGCTTGAGCAACACCACTGCCAGACGCCTTTGTTTTGTTAGCTGAAGTTGCAACAAATATAATCGGTACTGTAGCAGCTGCCCCTGGTGTGTAGAAAGACTCGTCAATTACGCTGACTTCTACGCCTGGTGATACTAATGCCATTTTCTTTTCTCCTGTTGGATATTGTTCTCTACTAGTATTTACCAATATGATCTAAAATCATACCCAATATCAATGAAAAAAAGGCACCAAAAAGGCAAGGTAAATACAATATGAGACCATTATGTAAATGCGGGCAACAACCAGCAGCAATAAATTATAAAAAAGAAGGTAGAACTTATTATCGTAAACTATGTGGCAAGTGTCTACGAAATGGAGTTAATCACGGCGTACCACTATGGAAGCAACGTGGATATATAAAAAAGAACGAATGCGAAAAATGTGGATTTAAATCTAAACACGACGAACAGTTTAATGTATATCATATAGATGGTGATTTAGAAAACTGTCGTCCTAACAACTTAAAAACAATTTGTGCTAACTGTCAACGTATTCTGCAGAAAACCGAAGTGCGGTGGAAACAGGGAGACTTACGCCCAGATTTCTAAACATAGTACGCATAAGAATATCAACATTTAGTTTTAATCTTGCCAAGTCGCCATTGTTATCAATAGTATAATCACACATCCATTGCTCAATGCTCATTGAGTCTTTTGATTCAGGAGGTAAATGATCACTTCTGTCTACCCAAATAGCATAGTCAAATATTTCTTCATTTTGCATTGCAAAGAATTCGCGCTTATTACGCAGGCCACAGTAAATGTCATTTTCTGAAAATAGATTACGACCAAGTCGTGCTAGATCATCTTTGCAATAGTTGTGAATCATATTATACCATTCAGTGCGATGATGATGTCGATCTTTAAAACATTCTTCTTCATCAGCATAACCGTACTTGTCTTTTAAGTCATTAAAAATAAAAAGTTCCGAACAAAATTTAGAACTAGACTGAAACGTGTATCCGTAATCTTGTAGTACTTCGCACACAGTGTCTTTACCATGACGGCCGTGACCGACAATTAGTAGTTTAGGTAACATACGATATCCTCTTTACATTGTTATTACAGTATATTACAGATAGCTGCAATTGTCAAGAATTTTTTATAACATAAAAACAACTTATTGGCACTAACAAATATTTTTCATTTTCAATTGTGTAATTATTAACTGCTTCTATAACTTGAGGGAAACATTTGACATTATAATCATCTCCACAAACTATAGGCACGTTTTTGAATGTGTTAAGCCAAGTAGATACTGCATTAAAACTGTGATCATCATCTAGATAAACTAGATCAAAATTATTTGTAAAATGATTGCTTTGCAACCAATCCTCTCCATTCATATGCCATATTGTTTTTATAATATCTTTATTTGGATGTTGTGATATCAATCCATCAAATATTTTTCTTTGAGTTAGATTTTTTGTTTTTCTAGCTTTTTCGTTTATATGTGGCCATTTTTTCAACCAGTTTTTTTTTCTTAAAGTATTACCTAATTGTAAAGAAAAATTATCTAAAATGTAGTAGTCTGTTGTTGCTGGCAATGCATCTAACCAAGCCCATGTACTACGTCCCCAACCGCATCCAATTTCTAAAACTCTTGGATTTTTAGGTAAATGTTCTGCTATATCTTTATACTTGTTATGTTGTTGAGTACTAGTCCAGCCCGGCACTTCGTCTGCTGTTTTTATGGTATGAAAATCATTCATTTTGTTAGCCAATTAAGAAGCCGTAGCCTGTGCCGCCCGGTACTGCCATGGACACTTCTGCTTCTAGTTTATCCATTTCAGTTTGTGCTTCGGCTTTAAGAGTATCGCCATTTAGTGTTGAGCCGCCTTGTGGACCTGCAATCGTAGCAAACTTTGAACGTGCTTCACCTAACATATATTTACAACTAGCAAGGGTATAGTCTTTAATCCACTGACTTGCAAGATAGTCGTTTAGTATTTCACTATCTGGGCGATAGTTATAACAGTAAAGTAAAAGTTCTTCTTCTGCTCTAGGACGCTGTAGAAGAGTAAGTTTTTTGCTCGTATTGTTCCATGTAAATTCAATAAATGAACCAAACATTCTACCTACTAGTTCTTGATGTTGTGAAAATAAATCGTATGTTGCTAATCCACCCATTTTACTGCTAGACAATAGATATGTATTTGTGTAAGCTAAATTGAACGGTTCAAACATACTGCCGCCGTCTCCGCCACCAGTTCTAGAACCTATTGATCTGCGAAATAGTTTACGTACTTCCATTATTTCGTTTGGTAGTACATATTCGTTTTGATCAACAACTGTTGTAAGGAATATATAGGATTCTTCAACACTATTATCACTACGTTGTCTAAAGCGGCTTAATGCTTTTTTAAGTGCAGTTTGGTAGTGGATAGGATCAAGTTCAACATCAACCATCCCACCACCTAGGAACGTATTAACGTAATCAAATATTTCTTGCTTTTGTGTTGCTAATTCTGCCATTGAAGTTCTCCGTATAGTATTTATCGCTAGCGATAAATATGTATAACGGATAGGAGAAAAAGTTATTCCACGTCTTAGCTTATACAAACCAGAACGCGGCAATGATTATCATTTTTTGGACAAGCAGATCCAAGAAATGTTTACTATTGGCGGAACTGATGTAAACATACACAAATATTTAGGACCCAACAATCCTTCTGACGACGACCGTAGTGCTGTACAGCCAGAATATGATGCTGTTGCAGAAACTAATATACAAGATTTGTTATTCCTTGAAAATCGTGACAGAAAGTACGATCCTGATATTTACAACACTAGGTGCATATATAATGTACAAGATATTGATTTTGACCTAAGTCAATTTGGTTTATTCCTTAGTAACGATACACTTTTTATGACTGTACATATTACTAGCATTGTAAAGACTTTAGGCAGAAAACCTATTAGTGGGGATGTTATCGAACTGCCGCACCTTAAAGACGAGTATGCACTAAATGATTATAGTGTTGCGCTTAAACGCTTTTATGTTATAGAAGATATTAATCGTGCAGCGGAGGGATTTTCACAAACATGGTATCCACACTTATATCGCTTAAAATTGAAGCAAATATATGACGGACAGGAATACGCTGAAATACTCGATTTACCTGCAGAAGAAGGTAGTGATAATACGTTACGCGATGTATTAAGTACCTACGAAAAAGAAATGCAGATTAACAATGCAGTAGTAGCACAAGCAGAAGCAGACTCCCCAAAGTCAGGTTATGACATAAGTCATTATTACACTATTGCTACTAATGAGGACGGTAGTGTTGCACTTAGAACAGCAGATACTGATGAATTAGATGCTTCTAATATTAATACAAATGCAGACGAAGTTACCGATAGACCAGACAGAGAAGGTTATACTGGATATCTAGTTGGCACTGGAGATGCTGCTCCAAATGGTGCGCCTTTTGGTTTTGGTATATCTTTTCCTATTGATAATCAAGAAGGTGATTACTTTTTGAGGACAGACTTTCTTCCAAACAGAATGTTCAAATATGACGGCACTCGTTGGGTCAAAATGAACCAAGATATTAGAATGACTTTAAGTAATACATTAGAACGTCAAACTTATAAAACACAATTTATTAATAATACAAATACTAATGATATAGACGGAGAAATAGTCGAAGAAAGACAGAGTCTTTCTAAAGCACTTCGACCAAAGGCGGATAATACTTAATGCTACACTTTTACGACGGCCAAATTAGAAGATACACTACTCAAATGATGCGCATATTGAGTAATTTTCCTGTCAAAGATGGCAAGGGAAAAACAAAAGATGTTCCTGTTACGTATGGCGATTTGACTCGACAAGTAGCAAACATTATAAGAGAAAATTCAGAAAATAAGTTACCTAGTACACCTAGGATAGCAGTATATGTTACAGGTTTAGAATTAGATAGAGATAGGTTAACTGATGCAACATATACACGTAAAGTGAATATACGCGAACGTGCATATGACGAAGAAAATAAAGAATATTTAAACTATCAAGGCAAAAACTATACAGTTGAAAGATTAATACCTACACCTTATATGATGCGTGTAAATGCAGATATCTGGGCATCAAATACTGATCAAAAATTACAAATTCTTGAACAAATACTTGTGTTGTTTAATCCAAGTTTAGAAATGCAAACTACTGACAACTTTATTGATTGGACTAGTATTACTGTTGTAAATTTAGAAAATGTACAGTGGTCAAATAGAAGTGTACCAGTAGGTGTTGATAGCGAAATTGATATTTCTACTCTAACTTTTTCTATACCGATATACATTAGTCCTCCGACCAAAGTTAAGAAAATGGGTGTTATTACAAATATTATTACAAGCATGTTTGACGAACAAAGAGGAACAATAGAGGACGGCGTAAGTGCGCCAGAAAACAATGCATATACAGACTTTTTGCCAGGCATGTCCGGAGACGATACAAACAGAAAAGCACAGACTTCTATAGCATCAGAAATGGCTAATGTTAATTATAGACAGTACGGAGTGTATCTAACTTCAGGTACTGCACAATTATATGGCAACGGCAGTATAGGTAAAAATTGGCAAGAAATTTTTGAAGTATTGCCAAACACTTATCAAACCGACGTAAGTAGGATTTATCTTACAAATTCAGAAAATAACAGTACTATAACTGGAACCTTTGCAATTAATCCGTTTGATGATAAAAAAATAGAAATTAATTTTGATACTGATAGTTTCCCTTCAGACACTATTATACAAGGTAGAACTACAATAGACTATATTATCGATCCTGGTGGATTTAATCCAACCGATATTAAAGTTGCAGGATTACGACTTTTATTGTTAGATGCAATAGGAACAGATTTGTCTAATGTAGGTGCAAGTGCTTGGAAAAATTCAAACAATACCAACTTAGTAGCAGATATAAATGATATAATAGAATGGGATGGAAACAATTGGAGTATTGTTTTTGATGCAAGCGAAACAACTACTACTACCTATACAACAAATTTAAATACTAGTGTGCAATATAGATTTGCTAACGGAGAATGGTTGTTAAGTATCGACGGTGAATATCCAATTGGAACATGGAGAATAGATCTAGCTGGATAATTATTAGTATGACAAAAATTACTTGTAGCGGTGCATTATTCTACACACTAGATACTAATAGATTTCTTTTTTTACACAGAGCCAACGGTAAACGTAACAACATGTGGGGGCTTGTAGGAGGTACTAACGAGGGCAAAGAAACACCTTGGGAAGGCCTACAAAGAGAAATTTCAGAAGAAATTGGTAGTATGCCTGATATTAGAAAGACATTGCCTCTAGAAAGTTTCATTAGCGCAGATAGTAAGTTTCACTTTCATACATACCTATGTGTAGTACAATCTGAATTTATTCCTATATTAAATGACGAGCATAACGGATATGCTTGGTGTAGTTTTACCAAATGGCCAAAACCGTTACATCACGGGTTGCGCAATACACTTCAAAGTAAAGTCAACTTATCTAAATTAGAAACTGTATTCCAAACTATAAATCTTCTTGACAAATAATACAAAAGAAAGTATAATAAAACTATGAAAGTATTAGTTTTTGGTGATGTAATAATCGACAAATATATCTATGGTACTTCAGAACGTATAAGTCCTGAAGCACCTGTACCTGTGGTCAAATATCAGCGCGAAGTTGAAACACTAGGCGGCGCGGGACTAGTATACGAAAATTTAAAAAGTTTAGGTGTAGATGTTACACTATTACAAACTGAACAACCGCGTAGTATCAAGACGCGAGTTATTTGTGACGGACATTATATCACACGAATAGATGACGACAAAGTTGCAGATGGTACTGCTGTGTTGAGCAATGTATTACGTAGTGATTTTTCAGAATATGATTATGTAATATTAAGTGACTACAACAAAGGCGTACTTGACGAATCTCTTAAAATTATTGAACACCTTAATAAATTTAATTGTAAAATTATTGTAGATCCTAAAGAGCATGCAAATCAGTATAAAGGCGCATGGTTAGTAAAACCTAACAATGTTGAATTTATTAAATTTGGATTTAATAATTGGCAAGGTAATATTATTACTACTAATGCTGGCGATAATGTAGTTGCTAATATAGACAATGTAGTATATGACATACCAGTTGATGCTGTAGAAGTAAACGATGTTACTGGTGCAGGAGATTGTTTCTTAGCTGCATTTGTATATGGACTTACAAAAGAATATGATTATGAAAAATGTTTACAACTAGCAGTAAAAGGTTCTACAGAAGCAGTTACGCATGTAGGTACGTATACACTTAATGTAAGCGATATAGAAGAAAATGTAGTATTTACTAATGGTGTCTTTGATATACTGCACACGGGTCATTTTAATTTACTAAAAGAAGCACGTAGTTTAGGCGACAAACTTATAGTTGGTCTTAACTCAGATGCAAGTGTAAAACGCCTAAAGGGCAACAATCGTCCAGTAAACAATATAGAAAAACGTGTTGAACAAATATCTATACTACCGTGGGTAGACGAAGTTCACGTTTTTGAACAAGATACTCCTTATGAGTTAATTAAACATATACAGCCCAACTTAATTGTAAAAGGCGGAGATTATACTGCTGAAACTGTTGTAGGACATGATTTAACTGATGTGCATATTATACCTACAGTAGACGGATACTCAACAACACAAATTATAGAGAATAGCAAATGAGAATATTAGTTACAGGACATAAAGGATTTATTGGTTCAAACATTGCATTATATTTGCAATCGCAAGGACACGAAGTAGAAGGATGGGAATGGGAGCCTGGTATTATTCCTAGTACAGAAGATTACGACTGGTGCATACATACTGGTGCAATTAGTTCAACTACATACACTGACGTTAATCAAATACTAGAACAAAACTTTGAGTTTACTGTAAGGCTTGCACAAGTATGTGAAAACTTTGGTACTAATTTACAATATGCATCTAGTGCAAGTGTGTACGGACCCACAGAGCATTTTACTGAAGACGGGCCATTGTTGCCGCAGTCACCTTACGCATGGTCAAAGTATTTGTTTGATAGATTCTTAGGACAGTTTCAAGACGAGTTTGAAATAATTATTCAAGGATTTAGATATTTCAATGTGTATGGCGAAGGCGAGAATCACAAAGGCGATCAAGCGAGTCCTTATACTAAATTTACAAAGCAAGCTAAAGAAGATAGTGTAATTACACTGTTCGAAGACAGTGACAAATATAAACGAGACTTTATTTGCGTAGATGATATCTGCAAATTACACGAAAAAATGTTTGATGTAAGGCAATCAGGTATATTCAATGTTGGTACTGGCAACCCTGTAAGTTTTGAAACCGTAGCACAAACTATTGCTAACAAATACAATGCTGGCATAAATTATATACCGATGCCAGCAAATTTAAAAGGTCAATATCAAGAATACACATGTGCAAATTTAACTAATTTAAATAGTGTAGTAGATATGCAATGGACAAGCATAGAGGATTATATTAATGGAAAATGAACCAACTAGATTACAGGGCGTAGTTCCAAAAGGATGGGGTTACGAATTAATTTGGGCATCTACTGACAAGTACTGCGGTAAAATTATGTTCTTTGAAAAAGAAGGGGCAATGTTTTCAATGCACTTTCACAAAGAAAAAGACGAAACTTGGTTTGTAAATACTGGCAAATTTAAAGTACAATGGATTGATACTACTACTGCTGGAATGTATGAAAAAGAATTAAATGAAGGAGATGTATGGCACAATCCTCCATTACAACCTCATAGACTTATTTGCTTACAAGGTAGTTCTAGCATTACTGAAGTTAGTACAGCAGACAGCGTAGAGGACAACTATAGAGTTGCTCCCGGTGATAGTCAAAAACAAAAGGCAGAAAATGGCTAGAAGTGTACTAGACAGTTCGTTTGTTGAATCAAATAATACTACACAGTCTAACATAGTCAATGAAGATTATAATCAGCCAGTGATTGGTATAGATCGAGACGGGGTATTAAATGTTGACCTAGGAACATACGTCACTAATCCTATGATGTTTCAACCTATTCCTGGAAGTTTAGAAGCAGTAGCATTGCTAAGATCAAAAGGTCATAGAATAGCAGTTATTACTAACCAAGGCGGTATTGAAAAGGGGTTAATGACTCCCGGAGATGTAGATCAAGTACACAATAAGATGTTAGATTTATTAGGCCAAGCAGGATGTCCTAGTATTGATGCAATATACTACAGTGCAAGTAGTAGAAAAAATGATGTATATGCTAAACCAAATATTGGCATGTTCAAGCGATGCGAAAAAGAACATCCGTACATAAAATTTTCTAAGGGATTTTTTGTAGGTGACAAAATGAGTGATCTAAAAGCAGCTCATAAAATAGGAGCAAAGCCAATACTAGTGCGAACTGGATATGGTTTGGAAACTGAAAAACAATTAAACAAACATGTCTACAAACAAATCAAAAAACAAACATTAATCTTTGATAACTTGTGGGAGTTTGCACAAGCCCTTTAGGCTTGTGCTTCGCCCCATCTTAGAATAATATTTGCATTAGCTGTAACACCACCAACTTTATAAACATTAAGTGCAAGCACATCAGGACCATTTGGATATGTTCCTCGTCCACCTAGTGGTGTGTTTGTAAGTTCTTTCAATTCTGATAAATCAAGCGTTGAGCGTTCTCCCGGTGTAGCAATAAAAGAGAATACAGTTTCACCTGGCTGTGCATATGGTGGTTGCACAAACGTAAATTCTACTGTGCCTGTGCCCACTGCTAGTGTACCACTAAATGACTGGTTAAACTGTACTTCGTAATATTCAGTTCCGCCGAAATCTACTAGATCTATACTGTTGATCAATGTGTTAGATGGAAAGCTTACTGAGCCGCCGTTGGATAATTCTGTACCTATTTTTGCGCCTGATGAATCAAAACTTGTCTTGTCAAAATATGCAAAGTTTCTATCAACCAACGGTATATCTGCTGACTGTATTGTATATGCATTAGCAGTGGCTGCGTTGATTCTATCGTTGTTATTATTAGTAGTATTTCTGCTTAATATAAAATAACCATAATCGCCGCTGTTATTCATATATCCGCCAGTGATTGTAGTTCCTGATTGTATGTTTGAATAAGAGCCAGCATTTATAATTGTCTTACCTTGCACAGGCGCCAGACTTGTTGTACCAAATGTATTTCTATAATCATTAGCATTTATCCAAATAAGATTACGGTTTCTATCAGATCTATATCGCCCACTATCCATATTTATGGATATTGCTGCTTGAGAACTAACTGTAGCAGTTGTTGCAGCTTCACCTGTTGACCAGTTAACACTACCGCCTGAAGCAATTTGTGCAAAACTAGGCTGACCACCTTGAGCAACACCACTCAATGTTGTCCAACCAATATCTGCTGGATTAAGTGGATAGTTTTGCGGATTAAGAACACCTTCAATAACAATACCACCCACGACCGGAGCATTACTATTTCCAGTATCTACACCGTCTGACGTAACTTCAATGCCTTGTAGTAGTAACTGTGCTCTGTTTAGCAATTCTCTTTCGCCTAGGTCTCCTACTAGTGCATTTGAAACGCTAGGAGATAGTCTAATTAAGAAAGCACTTTGTTTTGTAGTACTAACTTCAACGCCTGTCTCAGCGTATGAGAAAATATATCCTCGATCATCGTCAAACATGCCGTCTGTAATAAACGCACTACCCCAGTGACTAATCAATGGTGTAATTGTTTGCGATATCAATACAACACCAGTCCTGTCATTGTGCGTTGTTGCTGCACTTGCAGTATATGATCTTGTCGCACCTGCTTGGAAGTTTGAAAATGTTGCTCCTCTTGTTAAGCCAGTTAGGATGTTATCTACTTTATTATTGCCAGTAAAGTTCATAATTTCGTTATCGACATATATTGTGCCGTAGTCTGGGAAGAAACTAGTATCAGTTAATACCGCAGTATCTTGACTTGCATCCATTGCTGCTGCTAGTTTGCCCGGAGGACCTTCGTTAGTAACTTCATAACGTACAGGCAAGTTACCTGAACGCATAAACGCTTCTGTGTTTACG